TCGTTCGGCTGATATGGTAGTTAATGGAAAGATACATCAAATCTATTATCGCATTATGTCTGGAGATGACCACGCAAGAGCGTTAGAGTTATCAAAGAAAACCAAGAATATTAAAGAAACAGACGGCTCAACAACTGAATTAACTTACTATGATGATGATTTACTTCGATGTCATATTATCTATTTCCAGTTACTCAAAAAAGATGGCTCTCGTGTTTTTACTGATTTACCTAAAATACAATGGATTAAAGATAACATTACCTATGAAACTGCTAGTTACTTAGCAGCAGTTATGGGTCTTAAATCTGTAAGCGATATAGTAGAGGAACAACAAGAAGCATTAAAAAAGATGAATGGCTAAAGGCAAAGGCATATCTTGCTTTTGAACTTCATAAGACCATATCTGAAATTAACGCCTTACCAATGAATGAAATTGGTACACTATTAGCATACAAAATCCAAGCGAATAAGGAACAAGACGATGGCTAATGAAAGAATTGAACTTGATATTATTGCTAAAGGCAAACCAGCCGAGAAAGCAATCAAAGGCGTTGAGAAAAAGACCAAAGACTTAGGCAAGATCAGTAAGCAAACTGGCGAACAAACCGATGGTATGTTATCCAAGATGAAACTTGGTTGGATTGCTGTTGGTGCTTCAGTTGTTAAAGCAACTACTGCCGCAGTATCATTTGAAAGAGCATCTATTGGCTTAACAAAGGCTCAAAAGGCGTGGGCGATGGAAACATCACTTGCCACAGAAATACAAGCCGAACAAGTCGCTGGATTCTTAAAGTCTGCTCAAACTGCTGGACTTAATGAAGAACAAATGAAAGACTTGGCTACTCAAGCCATTGCTTTAGGTTACGCGTTCCCACACGAACAAGCAGAAACATTACACGACAATCTTGTTATGTTAGCCAAGACTGGTGAAGCACAAGGTTTTGTTGTTGATATATTAGAGCAAAAGTATGTTGGTCTTGGTGATGAAATAAGCACATTAGACTTAAAGACTAAGTCTTGGGAAGAAAAGTTAAGGCTTGTTAATGAAGTAGTACAAGAATCCCAACGCCAGATGGACGCTTCTAAGTTCAAAGAATATCACGAGATGATAGGCGAGATCAATAACTCATTTACTGAATTAGGAACAACACTTATAACGCTTGGTAGTGATGGTAAAGGCTTCTCTTTTGCTGCTAATGCTGCTGAAACATTTAAGAATGTCATCTTATTTATTGCTGCTGGAATTAAACAAGTAGTTGGTGATTTAGGTACGCTTGGTGAATATCTTGGTATCTTTGAAGAAAAGATGGTTGTATTAAATGATACTCAAAAAGAACAACTATCAACAGAACAGAAATTAGCAAATTTATCAGCGTTTAGAATATCATTAGTCAAAGAATTAACTATTGCTACTGGAAGTCATAAAGAAGCAGTAGAACGACAAATATCAATTATTGATAAACAAGTAGAGGGATTAACTAAATATGGTGATGCTCATTATTATGTTAAAGAGCAAATCAAACTATCCAGAGAAGAACACGAGAAACTTAAAGAAACAGTCGCAGCGAACGAGGGTATGTGGGACGGTGTTAAAGGCGGATTAGAAGAATACATTAAGACTGGTAAAGATGCCAAGAAACAACAAGCAGAGTTCGGCAAAGTAGGTGGTAAGATTGCTCAAAATATGGAAGATGCCTTTGTCAATATGGCGATGGGCGTTAAAACATCTTTCAAAGATATGGCACGTTCAATCATTGCGGATTTAATCCGTATTCAAGTAAGAAAGAAGATTGCTGGTTTTCTTGGTGATTTTGAAATCTTTGGTGGCACACCAACAGAAACTAAACATACTGGTGGTGCTATTGGTTCAACGAGAATACCATCATTCCATCAAGGCTTTAGATCAGACGAACGACTTGCTAAGTTACAAGTTGGCGAAGCAGTAGTTAATCGTGCTGGTGCGGCAAGAAATGCCAGAGCAATAGATGCTATGAACGCTGGTATGGCAGTTGGTGGTGGTGGTGATACACAAGTTGCCAATATAACATTCCAAGTACAAGCATTTGATTCTCAATCATTCCAACAAGGTATGGTTAAAAACCGTGCTACAATTGTTGGCGTAGTTCGTGAAGCATTTAATAGAAATGGTAGGTCAGTAGCATTATGAGTTTTCCAACAACACCAAATCCAAGTTCAGTAAAGATTACTGGCATTAGTCCAACATTGACAAGTCTAACTCATTCATTGAAAAGACAAGCAAGGCGTAGAGGTGGTCAAAGATGGCTAATCGAAGCAGGTTATCCACCAATGAACAGAACAACATTCGCACCATTATGGGCGTTTGCTAATTCTCAACAAGGACAATACGGCACATTCACATATCAACCACCAATTTATAAAGATACATCTGGAACGGCAACTGGAACATTGTTAGTCAATAATGCTTCTGGATATGTTGCTGGAAGTACATCAATAACTTGTGATGGTTTAACTGGAACTTTAAAGGCTGGTGATTTCATTAAGTTTAGTGGACACGACAAGGTTTATACATTGACTGCTGATGGTTCGACTACATTGACTATTGAACCACCATTGTTAAGTGCTTTAGTTGATGATGAAACCGTTACTTATAATGATGTTCCGTTCACTATGGCTTTTGCCGCAGACACTCAAGAGATGTCAGTTGGCGTGGAACAATTAGTTAATTTCTCAATCAAATTAGTTGAGGTCGTATAGTGGCTGATAGAGGTTCAACATCAGCGTTCCAAACAGAGGTTGTTAAACTTAAAAACAGACCCGTTCATTTAGTACAAGTTATATTTGATGATGAAACGGTTTATATGACTGATGCTTATAAGACTATCACTTATGGCGGTAATGATTATGCTGGTGTTGGTCATTTTATGGGTTTCAGTGATATTGAAGAAGCCGCAGAGGTTATGGTTTCCAGCGTTACTTTGTCTTTATCTGGCATTGATAAGGTATGGATAAGTAAAGTCTTAAACAAAGAATATATAGACCGTACAGTAAAGATATACACAGCATTTTTAGATGATTCTGAAACATTAATAGTTGACCCAGTATTAATCTTTGAGGGTCGTATGGATTCACCAGCAATTGCTGAAAATCCAGATGACGGTAAATCTTCGGTATCGGTTAGTGCTACTAATTCGTGGGTTGATTTTAGTCGTAAGACTGGCAGACATACTAATAATGAAGAACAACAAATACATTTTAGTGGTGATAAAGGTTTTGAATTCGCATCTGAAATTGTCAAAGATGTTATTTGGGGCAGACCAAATGATGCCTAAGAGCGAAATAGCATTACAAGAGTATGTTCAAGAGCAATTAGGTAAGCCGTTTGAATTTGGCTATAACGATTGTCCTTTGTTCGTGGCTGGTGCTATTGACGCTATGAAAGGAACAGAATTAAGGGATAAATATACTGGCTTATGGCACTCACAAGCAAGTGCTTGGAAGTACGCTAAAAAGAACGGTGATTTATCAGAACAATTAAAAAAATTAGGCTTTGAAACAGTTGAATTAAGTCATATCCAAACTGGTGATGTTATTGTTATGGAACAAAGACTCGCCCACGAAAAGAAATGGCGTTCAGTGGCGGTTTGTATTGGCAGTAAGGTGGCTATTGTTCGTGATGATATTGGTGTTGAAATTGTGAACATATTTAAAGTGCCTAATATAACAGAGGTATTAAGATGGCAATAGTCGCTGGGGCAGTCGCTGGAATGGCAGCATCAACTGTTGTTGAAAGTTATTTAATGACAACAGCGTTCTCTGCTGTTGCGTTTGGAACAGTTACTTATGCCGCTATTGGTGGTGCGGTGGCTGGTGCTGTTGTAGCATCATCTGTTACTGGGGCGTTAGCAGAAGAACCCACACAACCAGACTTTGCTGGTGGCGGTGGTGCGAGTGCTGCGGCAGGTATGCTTATTAACAAACAAGCAAACGATGCACCAATTCCAGTTGTATATGGTCAGCGTAAAGTCGGTGGTACTCGTATTCTTCTTGAAGTTACTGGTACTGATAATGAATATCTGAATATTGTTTTAGCGGTATCAGAGGGTGAAATTGATTCATTCGAGAATATTTATTTGAATGATGTTTTATCAACCGATTCAAAGTTTACTGGCTTTTTAGATACATATACACATACTGGTTCAACTACTCAATCAGCAGACTCTAATTTGGTTAGTGATGTTACTGGTTGGACTACTAATCATCAATTAAAAGGCACATCATATCTTTATGTTAAGTTGAAGTTCGACCAAGATGTTTATGCTTCTGGTTTGCCAACAATTACTGCCGATGTTAAAGGTACTAAAGTTTATGACCCAAGAACATCAACTACTGCTTGGAGTAACAATCCAGTTTTATGTATTCGAGATTATTTAACAAACACCAGATATGGTCGTGGAATTGAAACATCTCTAATAGATGACACTTCATTTAATGCTGCCGCTAACTATTGTGAAGAAAATGTAACAATTGGTGGTGTTAGTAAAGACAGATATACTTGTAATGGTGTAGTTAATACTTCTAATGGTTCAATGGATATTTTGAAGAAGTTATTAACGGCTTGTAGAGGGTTCTTGATCTTCTCTGGCGGTAAGTATAAGTTAGTAATTGATAAGGCTGAAACTGCCGCCTTTACCTTTAGTGAAGATAACATTGTTGGTGCTTGGAATATTAGTCTTGGCAATAAGAATAATCAATTCAATAGAATTAGAGCAAACTTCTTTAATCCAGATAGGAATTGGCAGCCAGACTTGGCAATCATTGATTCAACAACATTAAGAACAAGCGATAACGGTTTATTATTAGAAAAGACAATAGACTTGCCATTCACATCTGATATTGATCGTGCCAAGATGATTACTACAATCAATCTTAATCAATCAAGACAGCAGATTATGTGCGAGTTCACATCAACGATTGAGGGTTTAAGGACAGAGGTTGGCGATGTTGTTTATATTAAACACGCTACTACTGGTTGGGATACGCTTAATTCAAACGCTGGTAAATTATTCAGAGTAATGCGAATCACCTTACAAAACAATGATGAGGTTCGTATTCTTGCTATGGAATATGACGCGACTGCTTATGACTTCGGCACAATTAGTGCTACTGATGCCGCACCAAACACTAACTTACCAGATGCTTTAACTGTAATAGCACCAACTGCTTTATCAGCAAGTGAAGCCTTATACTCAACGATTGGCGGTGCTGGTGTTAAGGTAAGAGTAACAATAGATTGGAACGCATCTAAAGATATATTTGTTCGTGAATATGAGGTTGAATGGCGTTTAAATGGCTCAAGCACTTATACGCATTTAACAACAACACGCAATCTAACGGCACGATTAGATGATGCCGACCCTAATGTTTATGACTTTAGAGTTAGAGCAATTAACTCAATGGGTGTTAGTTCTGATTGGGCAACACTTGATAATGTAACTATTGCTGGATTAACTGTTCCACCAGTAGATGTTGATGGTCTATCTCTTATTGCTTTGGGTGGATATGCTCATTTATCGTGGGATTTAGCCACAGATTTAGATGTTAGAACTGGTGGTAAAGTACGCTTTAGACATTCAAATTTGACGAGCGGTGCTTCTTGGGAAAGTTCTACTGATATTG